GTGGCATACACCAAAATTTCATCAACATACTTGATAGCTGATAGCTGTGAATAACGTTCAACTATAGTTTGTATAGGACCGTTCTTTTCTGGTCTGTCTACGCTAGGATCAATTTGCAAACCACAGATCAAATAGTCACATTGATCTTTAGCCTCACGTAGCATAGCAACATGACCTGCATGAAGCAAGTCGAAAGTACTAGCTGTGAATCCTACTGTTTGCATTTCTCTTTTAGTAATTTCCATGTGTGTCTCCAATCATCAACTTGTACGGCATCATTTCCTCTAGCCCGTACTTCCATAGCAATCTCGTGATCATTCCCACCGGGAAAGGTTTTATCACCGTAAAAATGTATTATAGCATCTTTATCGAAGTCTGTCAAGACCTGTTCTTTGCCTCCACCTTTTTTAACAATATCTATGCCAGTCTCACCTGCCACTTGAAAATTGTAATCAGTAAATCTATTTCTTAGGTGTTCTGCTATAATATTGCGCTCATTGTGAATCTCATCATACTCAACATAATCTTTGCGTTGTTGATCGTTGGCGTTGCGCCCTACGATAGAGAAGTTTAATAAACCAGGACGTATCTCGATATGACATCCTGTTCTTATGTAAAATTTAGATACTGAGAGTTCGACATTCAATGCTTTCCATAGTTCATCACCAGGCAAATCTTCAAATTTTGAAGTTCTTATTCTTTTATCACCAATCCAGTGGTCATTGCCACTACACTGATATGCGCCCTTTAATTTAGAGTAGATGTCTTTACCCAACTGCTCTTCTGTTTTAGGTCGATCACTTCCTGTAACTACGTATACATCGTGATCATGGCAGAATGAACTAAACCACAATGAGAAGTCCTTGTCCATTCTGCCACGACTAGGTGTTAGCGTACCATCAACATCAAACATGAAAATCAAGTGTACATGTCCACTACTTTAGTACGCAGAACATTCATTTCATCTTTTAACATAAGTTTATCCTTCTTCAATTTTGTCACAAATCCGTCAGGTGCCTTTTCAGCTTCAGCGCATTCTATAAGTTTATGCACCCGTTTATGTTCATCTTCTAGCCAACTCAGCCTATCAGACATATTCATCTAAGTCTCCTATCCTGTTGCTATTCTGCTAAAGTTCTTCACCTTCTCAAACTTAATCACGCTGTGGAACTTGTCAAACAACTGGTCGCCTTTATGACTAATGATAAAGATATTGGAGTCAGCAGATAACTCTTCAATTATTTTAAGGAACTCTTCAGTTCCCGCACTGTCTAAAGAAGAATCCATAATCTCATCCATGATCAACAAGTTAGTGGATACAGAGTTTCGTAACTTAGACACGGCTCTCCAAGTGAATAGAAGAGCAAGGTCAATTCTTAACTTCTCACCCTCTGAGAAAGATGAATACGAAAACTCATCTCGAAAACGAGACTTAATAGTTTCATTAAAGTTCTCATCTAGTTCAAACTGAACAAAGAAATCCATCGCTGATAGATACTTGTTAATCAGCTTGTTCATCACTGGTACATATTGTTTAATAATACGTGTCTTAATACCGCCATCTTTCAGCATAGACGATACCACTGCCAATATCTCTTTATGATCAAAAAGTTCTGTTTGGTTTACGTGGTGATCTTTAAGCTGTGTCTCTAGTTGCTCAATATCAGATGTATCGATCTCTTCGACTTCTTGCTGTGCGCCATCAAGTTCTTTCTTAATAGACTTACAAGTATTCATGCCAATTCGACAGTTTGCTCTATGCTCACTTACAGAGATATTCTTTTCTGACATAGCATCTTCAACTAGATCAATGGCACATAAACGCTCATCGACTACTACACACTTATGTCCAATCTCTTCTTTTGCTTTTTCGACTTCAGAGGCTTTTGATCTTGAGGATTCGATTGTCTCTTCTTTGAAGTCATGTTCAATACCTTGCTTACAGGTTGGACAGTTGTCATGCTTCTCGTAGAACTCAACGTCCTTACGTAGTTTGTTGAGTCTGGCTGTAAGGTCATGGTTTAACTCCTGAAACTCTGCTAACTTCTTTTTCTGTTTTGCTTTGTCGCTAATGCTGGTATTTAGTTCTTCGATCTCATCCAGCAATACGTCCATCCTCGCTTGCTCTGATTCAACAAACGCTACCTGATCTTTCAACTTCTCTTTCAGTTTACCAACTTCAGTCTCTTTGATCTTACGTATGGATTCATTGTGAGTCTTAGCACTGTCAATCTTATTGTCAATCAAATCAATTTGGTATTTGATGTCAGTGATTTCGCTCTTATTATCAGATAGTCGTTCTTTCAACAATGTATTCATTGTAGTGAAGATTTGAATGTCTAAGAGGTCTTCAATGATATCTCTTCTTTCACCAGTCTTTAACTGCATAAACGGCACAAACGTAGAACTACCCAAAACGACTACTTGTCCAAAAGACTTATAGTTGAGTTTAAGAATATTTTCTTCTAGGTATGTTTGATAGTCTCTGGCTGCCGCATCTTGATTTAACAGTTCACCATTCTTCCACACTTCGAATATGCCTGGCTTAATGCCACGCTTAATCACATAAGCATTGCCACTTATATTGAAGTATGCTTCTACTAGCAGTTCTTTATTGTTAACACTGTTTAGTAGTTGGTACTTGTTAATCTTTCTAAATGGTTTGCCATACAGCGCAAAAGTCAGAGCATCGAGCATAGTAGACTTACCAGCTCCGTTCTCTCCAACTATAAGTGTAGACTTGCTTCGGTTTAAAAACACTTCTGTGAAAGTATTACCAGTACTTAAAATGTTCTTATAACGAACCTTTTCAAATAGTATCATAGATTCATAGCCTCATTATGTAACTCTTGCAGAACTTTTTCGATCTTTACTTTATCGCTAGTTATCTCTAAGTTCTGGACGTATTGCTTCAAAATAGTCAACGTATCTTGTGCTTCATCGACCAGTTCACTCTCATCGATCACATCTAAGTTCATGTGATCTTCGACAACCTTAATATCACAAGGTGAGGCTGCCTGTAGTCTATCTAAGAACAAGTCAAAGATATACGGGTTAGTCTTGTTTCTGACAATAACTTTAATAAAAGTATCTTTCAACTGAGTAGTGTCTAAGTGTGCAACATCTTCTATAGTCATATCAGCATCATCATACATGATCTTGTGAAAGAGACTGAATGGATTTCTAATGTAATCCATCTTACGAGACTCTGTATCAAATACACTAAAGCCACGCCTTTGATCATGGTCTGACCAGGTCATCTCATATTGAGCACCTAGATAAGATATATTCCCGATAGAGGATGGTTGATGAAAGTGACCAGAGTAAACTGAATCAAACTTAGAAAACGTGCTACGGTCCATGCCGTGATCACATAGATGACCTTTGTCCATCTCATAACCAGTAATTTCAAAGTGACCCATGAGTACTTGTGCTTTAGTGTCAGCCATAGCCTTCATGGACTCTTCGTAGTTTTCTGCACATAGCCAAGGAGCAAGCATAATCTTACATCCGTCCATTTCTAACTCAACAGGTCTTTCCCAGTATAAGTGTAGGTTTTCATGGCTAGTATTACCATATAGTTGGTTAAGACTGTTAACGTCATTCGTATTCTTGAAATACGTGTCATGATTACCTGCAATCATGTATAGCTCGATACCTTCATCAGCACACACCCGCATAAAATGATCTTCAAGATTCTTGGCTGTGACGAAGTTGATATACTTACGCCTATCAGTAACATCACCTAAGTGAAAGACCGTTTTGATGCCATTCTCACGTAGATGCGGAAAGAATACTTCCCTATAAAACTTTATTTGATGTTCAGCGATTGCGGCATTATCGTTTCTTGCGCCCCAATGCGTATCATTAATAACAGCAATTTTCACTAAGACTTCTCCTCGACATTAGTCTCATCATCTTTCTTTTCTGGTGGCGCAGGTACAGCGTCATCAGCTATAAACTTCTCTAATCCAACTTTAGCTTTGATCTGCTTCTTCTTCTTATCTTCGATCTTCTGCTCATACGTTCTAACAAAATCAGACATATAGTCATTGTTAAGATCGATGTATGCGGGCTCACCAGATGCATCATCAGCACCATCTGTGGCTGTGCCTGTCATAACAGAGTTCACTGTTACCTTGTGCTTAATATACAGTTGTTTCTTCTCTTTGTCAATACGTCTTAAGAAAGCATACCAAATAATTTGAGTAAAGTAAGCAAAGGGGTTGTGCGATTTCTCTGGATCAAAGTTGCCTAGTGCCTGAATAGCATTCTCTAAGCCATCACTGATCATCTCGTCTTTATACGAGTATCCAGAAAAGTTAGGTTTGGACGCCAGTCTAGTCGATATCTGATAGATACAGTGCCCGATGTAGTTGGGTATTTGTGGTCGCTTATCGCCAGAGTCCTCTGCTTCATTGCAGAGTTTCTTGTAAGCTATGATAGCCTCTAAGAACTCAGGATTGTTAACGTAGTTACGTTTTGCCATATAGATTCACTCCTTATTTGACTATCATTATAGCTTAAACAACACCTCATGTCAAGTATTATATAAGTTATTTGCTGAAATTAGTTGAAGTTTTTTCGTGATATGTATTGACAAACAGTGGATGTGCGTGTATAATAGAGTTATGACTCTTAAGAATAAATATAGATTCAGTCATACTGTAAGTTTATCATTCTTTCTTCGAAAGTGCTTGACAGCACATCATTCTGTATGTATAATAGCGTTATCGCTTCAAAACAATAATCTAATGTTTGATTGCGTCTCTAGACTCAAGGTATGCGATTAGCGTGTCTTCAGCCTCTTCTCCGAACGCAACTTCTTCTTCTCTTTCTCTTTTCATGTCTTCTAGTCTAGACACGAATGTGTCGTAGTACTCGGTAGCTTTTTCGTTAGCTGGTCCACAAAACATCACATCACTGTTTCCCAAGGTAACAGCGTTTGCTTCAGATAGTAGCATCCAACTTTTAGCAAAGAATCCGTGTACTGGATGTATTCTGACTTGAATTGGATTCTCAACTAGTATATCTTCTTCGCCAGTTTCGATAAGATCCCCAATTAAATCATCTCCGTTATTCAATTTAATATGTATCAGCATGTTCTATCCTTTAACGTTAACATTATATATACGATACTCAAACCCCTCTTCATTGTATATCTTCACTCTTTCCATGAAATGCTTAGTAGCAAAGTTCTTAGTCTGTTTCCATTGTAGATCATCTACTATGTCGTAAAGCGTAGCTTTACTGTTCCCATCGCTCTTTCTTAGAACTCTTCCTATAGATTGTAAGTTTCTGATTTTGGATTTAGACGGGCTTGCAAAGATGATATTGTCCAAACGCTTAATATTAACACCAGTGCTGAAAGTACCATAACTAGCGAGAATAATATTATCATCATTTGTTTCAGACAATCTCCTAACCTCTTCACGCTCTTCAGCACCAATTCCACCGTGTATGAAGTGTATGTGCTTGCCTTCTTTCTTAAGCATCGGATGTAAAACTTTGCCATGCTTTTCGACAAACTGAAATAGTATGAGAGTGTTGCCCTTGAGGCTATGAGCCAAATTTTTAATGTACTTATTGCGTGATTCATTTCCAACTATCCAGTCAATTTCTTCTTGATAACTCTTACCTTTATTTAGCTTCCTAATTTCATCTGGATATTGAAGAGCGATAGCTACAATACCAAACTCTGCTAATGTGTTGTCTTCGATTAACTTCTTAGTCTGCGTAACTTCAAAAACAGATCCAAATAAACCCTCTAATACCAGCTTGTGTGTTTCTGTACCATCTAATGTGCCAGTAAAGCCGTAACGATACTTACAGTCTGGCATTTTTTCTAGCACTGAGACAAGAGACTTGGCTTTAAATAGGTGTGCTTCATCTCCTATGACTACATCAAACTTAGCGAACCAGTCTTTCTTTAGCTTGTATACAGATTGCCACGTTGTGATCGTGATATTTGCATCAACGTTTTTATCTACACCGCCTCTGATCTTGTGTATATCTAGTTCTTCGCCATTGTTGTATTCTACGAAGTCTGATGCCATTTGTTCGACTAGAGATGTTGTAGGAACTACTATGAGAACCTTTCTATCGTTAGCGTCTACGTGAAATCGAGATAGTAGATAGATGATAAACGATTTGCCCGATGCTGTAGGCGATAGCAGTAAAGCTCTATCACTTTTCAGCGCATGTACTACTGCGTTGTTTTGATAATCTCTAGGAGTAAAAGCAGACTTAAACTCTTTAGCTAGATCGTATCCTGCTGTATCTTGAACGGGATTATTGGGTACTATTCCCTTATCTACCGTAACGTGGTATTCCCTAACATTGCAAAACTTGAGTATATAAGGTACTAGTCCTGCGTATATCATACCAGTCATAACATTGAGAAGACGTATCTTGCCGTCCCAAACTTTGTTACGAACAGAAGGCATAAACTTAGCGCCAGGCACTTCGAATGTGAAGTACTCCGACATTTCCATCTTAACGCCTGGGTCAGCATTGACCCTAACGTAGACTTCGTTTACCTTCTCGATACTCACTTCATCCATTATGCACCCGTTCTAAATCGTTCCCAATCAATTATAGATTTGATTTGGAATCCTCTATTGTTAATTTGTTTGATGATTGCTTCTAGATACTCTACCTTCTGCGACTGTTCTCCTATCTTCAGAGATGATTCAATGATATCATCGTCTGCTTCTAGGTATGATGGAATATCTTGTCGTAGAATTTTTAAAGGCTGTGGCTGCCAACCGAACTGCTTTAGCTCAGTACTATCTAGTTCGCCTTTGTAGTATTCGGTTTTTAGTTTGAACAGCTTCTTGTATTCAGCTTTCATTTTGCGTAGGATGTAACCTTCACCCATATATATCTTGAAGTACTTGTTGTGTAACTTTGGTGTCTGTGACGCTTCGTTCGATATGTTTATAGTATCAACTGGTCCGTCTTTCTCCCACGCTTCAATAATATTCTCTAATTTCATTCATAATCTCCATAATTAATACATGTGCAAAATGCACAGGTTGTTCAAATTTTACAGTATCTCTATAGTGTAATCACTGTATTTGAATGTGATGTCAAAAGTAGGTGGATTGACATCTGCTTCAGTAGTATTTAGCTGTATGCTGCCAACAGCAACTGGGAACATTTCTTTAAACGTAAGTCTCATGTTTGGATTCTTATTGCTATCCATTATGATAATTGATCCAGATGATGTAACTCCTGTGCCTTTTGGATTAGCTGTTTTAGCTCCTGATCCACCTGCTACTTGAGGTGAGTTGAGTGCCGCATATCCAGTAAAGCTTTCTGGTCGAGTGATAGCTTCTAGCCAATCAAGACATTCTTTAAACGCAAGCATATTTTCATCAGCTATAATAGACATAGTTAAGTCTTCATACACTAGTGTGTCACCAGGCGTATAGATCGACTTAAATGGTGTCATTCTTTCTGCATATCCAGAGTTTACTCCAGGTACGTTTACCTGCTGAACATAAAACTCTACGTTAGGTAATCGCTCTATTACGAACCTAAACTCTACGCTTGATAAGAAGTTATTTGTTGCCATTTTTATACCCTGTTATATAGTACTATTTATATAGTATATGGCAGACGATAACCAACTTTATAGGGTGGTCTCTATTAAGTATCACGCCCCATGATACTCTACCATACTGTACTATTTATACAGACAAAAAAAAGAGGCTCCGAAGAGCCTCTTTAAAGTAGGTTGGGTTAACCCCAATCTTATTTTTATAGCAAGTTAGTAACAGCAGTACGTCTGTAGTAAACGTTACTATTGTTAGTAAGTGCGCCTGAACCAGCAGTTGCACCTTGTGCGAATGGGTTAGAAACCATTCCGTAACGAGTTTTGAAGCCCAGCTTTGACTGGAAGCTATTCTCGCCAACTGCACGAACCATCTGTAATGGCACGTATGGGCAATAGAAGAGACCAGCATCGAATGTGCTAGAACCTTTATAACCAACTACCATGTAGTTAGAGCCTGCATATGGATCGATATACACTTTGAAACGACCATTAAGAACACCGGCAAAAGTATTACCAGTATCATCTGGGTTCAAGTTGTTGCTATTCAAAGCAGGTGAGTAGTCTAGAACGCCAGCCATTTGAAGTGCAGATGCAACGTCAGATGAACATACGATCAAGTTACCTTTTCCTCTACGAGTGTCTTTAGCGATTTGATTCGCTTCTTTCTCGATTTGGAACATCAAGCCTTTGAACTTCTCTACTGACCAACGACCATTTGCATCAACGTCTAAGTTGAAAGTACCGTTAGTAGCAACTCCGCCTTGTGAACCAGCTTTAGCATTCATGTAAACCGTACGAATTACTTCACGGTTAATTTCAGCAAGCAATTCAGCAGACAGCATGTTAGCAAGCTCAGTCTCAGCATCCAAACCATGGATAGCTTTAAGGTCTTGAGCAAGTTCACTTGTGTACTCTGCTTTCAAAGCACGTGACTTAGCTTCTACGGATACTTTCTCGATAGCGAAAGACATTTGAGCAAATGCGTTATTAGTCGCATCGCCAAGTGCTTCTGCATCAGGAGTAGCCATACCAGTACCAGTTGTTTCTGATCCAGCACCCAATGCGTTAGCGTGAGTTCCAGCACCAGAGTAATCGGTATCTGCTTCGTTATAAAGAGCTTCTGGCTTACCACCTGTGTCTTCATACTTAGAACGCATAGCGAAGATCAAGCCAGTTGGGCCAGTCATCGGCTGTACGCCTGCGATATCATATGCAACCAAGTTAGGCATTGCACGGCGTACTAGTGAGATCAGTACGGGATCATATTTAGCCATATCAGCAGTTGAGTTAGCTGGTGCGGCTTCTAGCAATGATGTAGGCGCCATAATCTCGCCTTGTGCCATTGCGGCTTCTGTGTTCTCTAGCAAAGTAGCAGTGACTGCCGCTCTGTGAGAATTTTGGATGCCAGGAAGAGCAGTATGCTCCAAGATTGGCTTCCACTTGTTCATTAGTTCTTCATTTCTCATTGTGGTTCTCCTTTTTGAGATTTTACTTAGTGTTATTTATAAAAATTTATTGTGCGTTAGAACGGGAAAGCGAATCAACATAACGTGCAACCATTGGATCAATGGCAGCTGGCTTTGCTTCTTCCGCAACTTCTTCCTGAAGAAGATCACTTTCATCTTCGACAACAGGTGCAGACTCAATAAAGTAGTTGGCTTTAATAGCCTCGACTTTAGTGCTATACTCATCAATTGATTCGTAAGACACGCCTTCTGAGAGAACACGCAATTTTTCAACTTGAGTGTCGGTTAAGTCCTCAGAAATAGTTTTGAATGCAATTTCAAGATCAGCTTTTTGCTTTGCTTCACGAACTTCAATCATTTGCTCAACGATTTCATTGTATTTAGCAGTAGACTCTTCGAGCTTTCCTTCTAAATCAGCAACTACATCGACTTGCTCTTCATTGATTTCCATGTTATGCTCAGTTACAAGCCCCTTGATACCAGACAGTAGTGATTCAGCGACTTCAACTTTTACGTTGCTTTCGATTTGAACCTTGTTGTCATCCATCCAGCTTTCTACAACGTAGTCTAGATATTGATCAACTTTTTCTACCAACTCGTCAACAGTAGCATCAACTTGCTCCTGAAGATCACTCTCAAACTTTTCTTCTAGTGTAGCTGTTTCGGCTAACACCTTTTCGTGTACAGCGGCTTCGAAGATTGCTACTGTTTGTGTTTTAAAATCTTCAGACAGATCAGTGCCTTCAAACATACGCTCAATAGACTCTTTCAAGCCTGCGTCATTTGTGCCCTGCGGGGTTTTAACATCATCTTCGATGTCATCAGCCTTAGCGTCTACTTTCTTTTTCAAGTCGCCTTTACGCTTTTTGACAGCGCCTCCGGTACCTGAGACTGCATCAGCAGAATTCGAGTCTTCACCCGTTGCTTTCGCTTCGTCTAAATCTAGATTCATCTCTAGTTCTTCACTCATTTGGTTTCTCCTTTAATAGTAGGTTTGTTCTTTTATTTATATTATTCATGTTTTTGACAATGAACTTACAAATTTTTCAAAAAGGGCGGCTGCCTTGATCTCTAGCTCTTTAGTAGAAATTTTAGCGGTCTCCTTAATCTCTTCTTCAATCTGGTCAAATACGTTAGCAACTGCCCATGAAGATGATGCTACATCATATACCCAATCAACGCCTTCCATAACACCCTTAACGAATGCGTCCGGAGCCGATGGATCAGCAACGATGTCTCCTGCTGTTGCCAGCATAAAATCGTCCTGAACTTCCATAATGCCGTTCTTGTTCTGTTTAATTGATCCCATTCCACGAGAAGAGATCCCTACGAGACCTCCATCATTGATAATATTTTTAACGATATTACCCATGGGAGTTTCCATAATCTTAGCTCTACCTACAATATTAGATCCATCTCTCTTTAATTCAGTGAACATGTGAGATACACGATCTAGATTGATAGTAGGTCCAGCTGGATGTCCAAGTTCGCCATACGCTCTGTTCTTTTCTACGTAAGTTTCATTGTAACGTTTCATTTCTTTTTCTAAGATAGCCGCAGGGTACATGCGTCCGTTTCTGTTTTTGATATCACCTTGCATGATGATACCTTCGATGAAGTAGTTCTTACCCTTTTTATTGCCTTCTTCATCTAATATATCTTCTTGGATATATTGAACGTCTTCGACTAACTCTTTAATTAATAGTGTCATATTTGCTCCTTACCTGTAAACAACTGGTGTGTACGAGATAGCGCCAGTAGGCGTAATTGTCTGACCGACTTGCTTCTCAATGATTACAGAATCGCCTGGGTGCATCTTGAAGCTGTATGCGAGACCTGCTTCACGATCAGCAGTTGCGGCAACAGCATTAATAACAATTGTATTAAGACCACTAGCGAGTTCGTTACAAATTCTAACTCTACTTGCTGTGGTTCCTGAATGACCCGCCGCACTAGTAGCGGCTCCTGCCAAAGATACTAGTACTCCTGTGCCTCTAAGTTCTTGTGCCATTCTATTTACCTGCTTGCATTGCGAATTGTACGATCTGCATGAACTTTTTACTGTCGTTCAGCATAGACTCGACTTTCTTTTTATTCTGTGTATTTAACGCTTTGTGCATGGAGAGTACCATAGATGCTGTAGTCAGATCAACTTTTTGTTTCTTGCCGTCTTTAAATTTGACTTGTTTGATTGACTTCGACTTAACAATATTTTGTAAGTCTGATACTACATCTTCAGATAGTTCAATCTCTTCGATTTCTTCTGAAACTTCTTCAGCAACTTCAACTTCTTCCTCAACAGATAATTCAAATGATCTTGTCATCCTACCTGTCATGGCCGATACGATCTCATCTCTTTTAAGCTTCTGAGCATCAGTCATCTCATTCATATCTTCGCCGTCTTCTTTAGAGACATCAGCAGGACGAGGCTTACGCTTCTTCATGCCTTTGACTTCACCAGAAAATTGATCATCGCCCGCTACTGGGTGATCTTGTTTGGTGGCAATATGCTTATTGATGAAATTCTGCTCATCTTCCGACTTCACTTTTGTGAGACCGGATTCCTTAGAACCATCGTTAACTCCCTTAGCAACTTTGGCTTCTGAGAACATATCTTTAAAGCTTTTCATGGTAGCCCCTTACTCTTCGTCTGTTGCCACTTCAATGCTCTCAGCCTCTTCGGGCTGAAACATGTCAGTGTATTTGTTTTCGATAGCAGATGTCATCTTGTCTGCCATAATGTCGTTGAACTTAGATTCGAATTCCGTTGCATCTTTGTTCATCGCAGTTTTAATCAATTCTTTAACGCTCATTACTATCTCCTTTATTCTATAATGTTATTTATATTTTATTACAACTAGTGTCTATATTTAAGCAAATGGATCGGAATCACCGCTTTCATCGGCATTTTCCTTCTCTTCTTCTTCAATTTCTTTTTCCATTCTCTCAACTTCATCTTCAGACATATATAGAACATTTTTACGTACCCAGTCTTGCGAGTAGTACTTGCCTGTATAATCATCAATGTCTCTGAGAATACCTAGTCGTTCTCTCAAAATTTCACTCGTCTTCAACTCTTCAAAATGATTGTCGCTCATAAAGTCATATCTAATACTAGCCGCAATTGCTGGCCAATCATCGGGAGAAATAACTCCCTTAAGTACTAGTTGCTTCTCTAAAAGCTTATCAAATAATGTAGAAAATCTAGCACGTAGTCTAGATATAAACTTACTAAACTTAATCTCATCACGTGAAATCTCACTTGCTCTACCTAAAGAGAACCCAGCGTCTGATTCCATTCTCGATATGGGTACGTTAAGAGCCTTAAATAATCTCTTCTGAAAGTACAACACGTCATCAAGCTCGCCTAGATTTTGTCCGCCAGGCAACGTTGTAATCTCTGTCCCTCTACCACCTTCTCTTCGTGGTAACCAAAAATCATCTGTCATAGACATATGTCTACGATCATCTTTAACATCACCAGTAGCCATATCATAGACTAATCTGTTCTTGTGCTTAGTCATCATATCACGTAGATACTGTTCTGCTTTCATCTTCGGCAGATTACCTACGTCAATATAGAAAATACGTCTCTCTGGAGCACGTGAGATTCTATAGATAACTACCGCATCTTCCATCATTCTTAGCTGGTTGAGCGGCTTATACGCTTTGTGCATGTGTGACAGAACCAACGTGCTACTCTCATTAAGCATACCTGAGTTTGCGTTAACGATTGAATCTTTAGCAATCTTCAAGCCGTTTAAGCCAGAAGAAGTTCCGTCATTATTAAACTGTTGAGCTTGATTTCCAGCAATGTTGTTGAAACCCTTTTCGCTGTAAATGTAATACTCATTCTTAATCTTTTTACCTGTGATGTTATTGTTATCACCACCGATTTTTTCTTTACTAAACTCACGAATCTTTCTAATCTTTCGTGGGTCAATATATCTTAATTCTTGTATGCCCTTCTTTGGCGACTTAATATCAATCATTACGTGATAGTTTATTCTTCCGTCAACGTACCACTTTTGAAAAGTCTCATAACCAGTATTAGAGAAGTCGAGTAATTTAAGAACAGTGTCAAACTCTTCTCGTATCTTCTTCTTGATATTATCAGCTAAATCCAATTCATCTGTAACACACTCAACGACTTTCTGGTCATTAGTTACGCATATAGCCTCATTGACAATATCATCTACTGCCTGAGACACTTCAGGTTGCTGAAGCATAGTTCTATATTTCTGTACAAGTTCGGCTTCTGATTTAGCAGTGCCGTCCATGTCCAAAAATGTGCTGATGCCAGTGCCAGTTGCGGCAATATTTACTGCGCCGTCATCTGTTTCTGGAGCAACAAACGACGGTATATTAATATCGTCGTCCGATCTTCTCTTTATTTCAAATCCAAATAATTCCATAGTTTATCCTTTAATAAAGGGAGTGATAACACTCCCCTATCTAGTTTCTCAATTAGACGTTTGTACCGCCAGTACCCGTGATACCGCCGTCAACGTTCCACCAATCATACTGGAATGTAACGTCAAATCGTTCAATATCATCCGTAGTGTTCCAATCCATAGTGATTGCACCAACTGTAGTCGGGAACAAACCATTGAAGTTGTAAACTCTAAGAGGCACACCAGTTTTTGAATACTGTGTAATTTGTGCTTGTGATTTGTACTCGTTACTTGCCGCTGTTGCCAACTGTCTAGTGTTGCCTTCATGAGCGTTGATAGAAGCCATCCAATTTTCCATCGCATTGCGAATGAGGAAGTCTTCATCGTTCATGATTGTGACAGTCCATTCTGCGAATGTTCTGTCTCCCGCTACTTTTACTTTACGACCGAAATACGGAATTTCGATTGTACCCAAAGTACTCTCTGGGATTGCTGCCGCTTGAACCATGAAGGGTGTCTTAAGGTCGGCTATCGCATTTACAGGGTTAGTAATCTGTACTTGAAATAGCGATGCTTTAGCACCTCCAAAGGTCAATTGGCTTTTGATTTCGTTAATGTTGAAAGCCATTATTCATTTCTCCTTTGAATTAGTATTTATTAGAACTGACCAACGACTTCAGTGAACTCTACGCCTGATCTAACAGCAACGAAGTTCAGTTGGATGAAGTTGATAGAACGTGCTGGTTTAATGTAGATGTCTCCAATAAATTGGTTAGCGTCAACTACTGCGGCTGTATTATTAGTCGCATCAACTACGACTCTAAAGTCGTATATACCACGTCTACCTTGAACGTCACGTAAGAACGGCTCAACTAAGTTTTTAAACTGCGCTCTTGTGAACTCATCGTTGAATTCGAACAGAGTTGACTTAGCGGCTACACCGATAGCTTTCTCTAGTACAATAAACAGTCTACGAACATTAATTCTATCAAATGCAGATGCAACACCCGCATTAGTCTTATCGCCAAACAATACAGTTCCTTGACCTGGCTGAGTGATTACTGGGTTAACGTTGTTCTTATATAGTAAATCTCTCTGGGCGCTGGTTGGATTAATAAGTAACTTAACTACGTTCTTAACCTGACCTCTGTTATATCCAGCCGGTGAGAACCAAGGGTCTCTTACGTCATCAGTTCTAGCACAGATGCCTGCAATGTCACCATTGAGAGGAATCCATCTATAAACATCAGCATACTTATCATATTGATACTTGTATCCGCTATCAATAACTGCGAATGTTGTAGATGTCACAGTTCCAGCAAAGTCTACCACATTCTGTGGCGTAGTATCTGTCAATTGTGGGCTTACAAACAACACGCAATCTTTACGTACATCACAAATATTAGCGATAATGTAATTAGCTAGAGTTGCGCCAAGCGTAGCTGAAGCAGAACCTTGTAAAATTAGTGAGATATCAACATCAGAAGGATCTTTAAATAAATCATATCCTGGTGCTACAGTCGCTAAAGTTACATCCGTTTCATCTTGACCATCAACACCACTTGCTAATGTTGCAATACCGTATGTGATGTTAACCGCCGCTAAAAGTGCGCTTTTTGCTACTGATACAGCGATCCAATTAGATTGTTGATCTAGTACATCTGTGATATAGTTCGTGGATCCATCTGTGTTTTTAGCTGTAGGTAGACAATTGATATTGCTCCATCTTTCTAAAATTGTTCCAGGAACGCCAGAAATCTTACCGTCAAAATCCCTAACAACTAAATGAATTCCACCAGCTGTTGGACCTGCGTCGAATAAATCAGCATCTCCCCATTGAGTAGAGAACTGTGCTTGATACTGAGAGTGGTTATTATAAGCAGTCTTAAATGTTATTACTTGTGCCCAGCTTGATCCAGATCCAGTAGCAGTTGCTAATGAAGCGACTTCTAGTAGAGTACCGTCTGAAAGTACTATGTTGTCTCCAGCTGATAAGAACGTAGATGCTCCAGCATTTGTAGGGAGGGCAGCAATCGAACCTGTTGTTGCTTGAGGTGCTATAGTTAATTGATAAGCACGAGCGGCAGGCTCAAAGTTTCCATCAGTACAATGAGATACTTTGATAGAGTTGCCTAACTGACCTTTATATTTTGCGTCAATATTTGTGCTTGTAGCGGCTACGGCTGTTGAATCGCATGTACGTACTACGAATAGTGCGTCACTGTATGCTAAGAAGTTTGCGGCTGTAAACCAAGTTTCGTGGTTTGTCCACTGTGTAGTTAGGGCTGCATTGGTGTAGTAAGTAGCCGGTTTGCCGAAACGATCAGCTAGATCGGCTTCAGATGTGACTAGAGTGCGTGTGTTTTCAGGCCCCCAACGAAAGGTGCCCGCAATAGCCCCCTCGGTTGTTGATACAGCAGGAACGATATTCGTTAGATCGATTTCGCTGACATTCACGCCTGGACTTGTTTGAAAAGCCATCTCTTATTTCTCCTTGTTTATTTTGTAAGTTATAAACTTCTATTATTACTATATTTATAAAAACAGTGACTCAGCTATCCTTAGTATTGTAGCCACTGTGCTGTTCCTATGTTCTGTTCTTCGATGACATCCTCATCATACGTGTTAAAACCAATTGGCAGAAGGCTTTCCATGAGTTCTTCTTCATTCCGTGATCTCAGTCTATCAATAGTATTTATATCTGTGACTTCTTTGAAAAACGCTTGATCCGTCATCCAAGCAAATAATACTAGGCACATGACTAGATCGTCATGACATCCAGATTCTGCTTCATATGAATTAGCTTTTCTAGAAAATGTGGATAACTCGTTTATCGTTTGAAAGTCGTTTACTACTAGTTGATCTTGCTCGATTAGCATCTTCAACATATTACATCCGACTGCTTTAACTGACTTAGTTGTTCGAACTCCTTTATCAGAACCTTTCCTGAAACCAGTAGTGATTCTTTTTCCTGATCTCCCGGCAGATTCGGTAAACATTAAAGTTTCTACCTCAAACTCATAATGCAATATTTCGGAGACTTGCTCTCCGATATCGTTCACTTCAATTAGCGTATATGCTTCGCCGTATCTCTGTATACTTCTATATATGATTTCAGCATAGTCGATAGGAGTAACATTATTATCTCTGAACACACAGACCTGCTTATACGGCATTTCACTTACGTCTATTATCTGAAAGGCGGAATAGTCTAATCCCTTACCTCTAGCAACGTCTACTATACACACGTATACGTGATCTTTGATAGGCTGTTCATAGACCTTCAGGTGTTGAGTCTCTGCTATTGGTTTAAGTTCTACCAAAGACTTTAGCTTACTGCCCTCGATTAACGTACCAGAACTACCTAAGAAGTTACACTCAAATTCTTGTGAAAACTTCTGTGTGTCAAAGTCCATTGCTTGGAGAGTCTCCTTTTTCCATGCATCGTCTCGACCAGGAACTTTATTCCAAGGCACTTCAATGTAGACGTATCCATTAACATCTTCTTTAGCACCCATACAAGTTTTGTAGAAGTGATTTAGACCGTTAGGAGTTGACGTAAATAAAATCTTTGTAGTGTTACCAGAAGATATTGTTGGAAATACGGAAGCAAAGAATTCGTCCCAGTTATCTACAAATGCCGTCTCATCGATATAAAGAAACGATATAGACTTACCTCGAATAGCAGAACTTGATGTACTTCCTGCAATGATTTTACAACCGTTTTCAAATTCAACTGATCCTTTATTCCATTCGATAACGCCTTGCTGTAACCAAGATGGTAATGCTTCGTATGCTATCTTAATTCTATCTAAAATTTCACGAGCCGCATCACCTTTGTTTGCTAAAAGCGCACACGTTTTATAGTCGTTAAAGAGTACGTAGTGCAGTATAATGGCAACAGCGGTAGTCGTTTTGCCTGCTTGCCGTGAAGTGTTAACTGTGACCCGTCTATTGTAGGTAATTGCTTCAGCAATTTCTTTTTGATAATCATACATCTTTATGGGAATCAACCCATGATCTACGTGTACAATTTGAATATATTTCTCTGAAAAGTATATAGGATCTTTAGAGCATTTTAAAAACTCCGCAACCATATCGTTAGTGAACTCAATAGGAGTTCCTTTCCGTTTTAGGTTTACGTTACCATTATATCCACGATCGGCTAAACTAGTCACCTTTTCTCATGTCCTTCAATAGCTGTTGTAACTCAGCAGTCGATCCGACGAATAGGTTATTATTAACTTTACCCTCAAATGCTTCGTTCTCTTTAGGTTTTTTCTTCTCAGACATACCTACCAAGTCTTTGTTAGCGTCTACCAGTGTTTTCATTATGGTAGAAACAACTTCGTAGGCACGTGGGTGCTCAGAAGCTTTGGCCACGTCTAGCATCTGTTCAAGTGCTTCCGTGCCAGTTTCTATAATATTATAGAAGTTAGTTCTTGCGTAGTCATAGTCTTTTTCTGCCAAATCAGCTTGCTTATCGTTAACTGTATCTGGTAAAGATTTCTTATCTACTACAACTTTGCCTTCTATCACTTCATCCATAGGAGCTAGTCCCAGGCTATTACTAATCTCATCAATCATTATGCATCCAATATTTGTACAATCTCTGCCCAATTGTCATCTACGTTAATGTCCGTGTAAGCTCTCGTTTGAGCTATGTCAGTAGTCGCAACGTTTGCCGATGTCGATCCTGGTTGAACGTTTACCTGCTCTTCGGCAGTACTAGCAGTCGTATTCGTGTATATGTTAGCGTCTGTAAACTTAATAACTCTCTTCGTAGAAGTTGGACCAAAATAAAATCCTTTCATCGTAAAATTGAGTGTCCAGATCATAACTCTTCTGGTCTGGAAGTCACCTTCGTATGTGTCTTCTGCGCTCACACTGTTTAAGACAACTGGAATATCAACATAGAAGTCCATAGTGTCTATCATCTTAACGCTGACTGTTACGTCAGGTTTAAAGTATGGTAAAATTTGCTCTAAAATTTTTGTTCCATCTTCTGTGTACTTAGTCATAATATTTAACTGAAACTCTAAGTCGTAAGGAGCAGGAGTAAATAAGGTCGTAAGCGCACTATCATTAGCACTAATAGATTTGGTTTGCCTAGTAGAAGATGGAAGC